TGCCGCCCTTCCTTGGCTTATGTAGATTAAACTGGTGTTCAGCATAATCATTAAGCTTGGAAGTTAGGCTTTCGTAAAACCCTTTGATTTGTCCACTTCACTAAGAAGCAGTTCAGGAACCCAAGTTAGGTAATCATAAATCTCTTTGGCTTTAGCCTGCGTACACTTAGGTTGTTTACCATCATAGGTAATGTTCCAAGCCTTCGTAGTGGAAGCAAGGAAGTCAATTCCAAGTTCTTCTGCCTCAGCAGCTTTCAGTCGCTCTTTCTTAGACTCAATCATCTTATCAGTTTGAGCGTGCCTAATCTTGCGGTATTCTTTTGAGTGAGGGAGATACAACTCAATGGTCATATCCGTCTCATCGTCATTCTTAAGAACCTCACCACCAAAACTCAAGGTTACAGTGATGGTGTCATTCTCAGGTACAAATTTCTTCAAGTCCATGTCGGGATTTTCCTTGTGTGTGTGTAGTCGGGTTTTTGGTTATAACAGCGGGGGTGACAACCCGACAAGCCACCCCCACCTAGCCCCATAAGGGGATTCTTTAAGTGCGGGTGATTACCAAGTTGCTTCCTTCAGTTGCGTCATACAGAGCAACAAAAGAACATTCAACCATACGGCTTTCAGGACCAGCCACTGAAACATCAGCAGAGTTGATCTTGATGCGAGGGAATAGGAAGGTCAGTAGATTAGCACCAGTTGGGTCATCTACAGACACTTCAAGTTCAGTCTCAGTTTCGTTCAAGAACCTATTAACAAGAGCCTCATCCTCGAAGTAAGCCGTAAAGGTTCCTTCAATAGTGGCCCTGCCAAACTGCAAACACTCCGAGGTATCAGAGCCAATCACAAAGGTTGGTGCAAAGGCGTTATCAATGGAGAAGTCTACAGCCGTAACAATAGAACTCGTAGTGGATGATGCTACATTACCAATCTTGAGGTCGCCACTATAGCTGTCAAAAGGAGTATTACCCGCAGAAGCTGTTTGGGTCTTCTCAATAGCACTGATGGTCATATCCTTGCCAACCACAGTCATGGTGGTGGAAACCATTTGGTTAGGCGCTAGGGAGACAGACATGCCTGAGATAGTGCAGCCAGTAAACAAACGGGCTTGGTCAATGTCAGCAGCGTAGTCTTCAATGGAGAAGTATTTAGCAGTGGTGCCAACCTTAAGAACATTGGTGGCCCAGACACCCATCATAACACTCTCAAGGAGGTCATCATACTCATCAGCACGAAGGTCAACTACAATGTCACCACCAACCTGCTTATTACCGTGCCGATCAACTCGTGGCATTCGGTCAGCAATTAGGTCATTGCCTTGGACTCGGTCTTTGGTTAGGTTAAGACTGTGTGTGGAGAAGGGGATATTCTGAAAGTTACCAACCGGGGTGGTCCCGAAAGTTACTTCCTCAATATAGCTTAGGGAGCTTCTGCTACCTTGTGCAAAACATGCCATGTATTATTTCCTATTCAAGAGTAGATGTACCACCCAATACGGACTGGCACACAGAAGTGAGCACCTTCTTGGGTGCCTAAGTCTCTTTCAGCGTATCGAATGTGGAGGGTTGTGGTTGCATTGGTGATGTCGGTTGTGGCTTCAAAGGCGTTTAGAATACTGTCTGCAAGGTCATCTGCTGCTGATGGGCCATTACCCTCTGGAACATAGCAGTTAACAAGAAAATATCCTTGGTAGTAAACCTGTGGGTTTAAGCCTCTAGCAGCAGGCTCTCTTACAGTTGGGACCATCCTAGGCTGGACATAACTACTAGCAGTGGTTGGGTTAAAGCTTACGTTTTCCCAAGCAATGTCTGGGATACCTACCACACTACTAAGGTTAACCTCAAAGGTGGCTCTAATGTCGTCATAGATACTCATTTGTTAAACCTATCCCTAGTGGAGCCAAAAACTTGATACTTCGTCTCTACTACGAGGGCATGTGGAGCACCATTCTTGAACAACACTTTTGGGTCTTCAAGGTCTATAGAGTTAATATCAGCAGTCATATCGGCTAATGCCACACCCCTGTATTCTTCCCCGCTTTGCCCTCCAGGTCTTCCAAATGAGGACACCCTTCGGATAGACCTACCACCAGCAGAATCTACAGAGAAGCTAGAAGCATAAGCACCAGTGTCGGTAAACTTAACAACTTGTTCAGCCAAGTCAGCAGCTACTAGAAGGAGTTTATCTTTTAGTGCTCCCTCAAGTTCTTCATTAAACTTGGTGAGTTTTATGTTGAGTGACTTGGCGTTCTTCCTTAACCTAAACACTATTCAACCACCTTACAAATATAACATACAAGAGTAGCTGCGTTATAGATTTTCTGCACACTCTTGATAACCACAGTGTCTCCAACACCACTAATAGTGTCATCCTCAGAAGGTTCTGGGATAGTAACACCAGAGGTATCAACAGGAGAGATGCAAACCTTTCTGTCACCAAGGGTGATGGAGTTTTTCCCCACTTCCTCTAAGGAGTATTCAGCAAAGTAAGCCTTAACCGTGTAGGTGGTTGGTGTGTTAGAGTTAGACCCTGTGGTTGGATCATACGCTCCATAGGCAGTAGACACTAAGGTTGCATTCTGACCACGCCTAGCTAAGAGGAATTGGAGGTTCTTGCTCAACATAGATCAAGGCTCCTCGTAAGAAACTAATGGGTCTTCCCTGAATTGGTCCCTTTTAATACGAGACTCTACAAGGCCACCAGCAGCTACACCAAGGGCAGAGCCATAGGTTTTAGCCTTCTGTGATAGGCTCTCTGCTAGGCTATTGTAGTGTGATTGCAGTTGGGAATAACTCTCAGAGAGTTGTCCATCTAGGTCTACATCTACATACCTAGCGTATTTACTTGCTAGAGACTTAGCCATCCAAGAACCAGCAGAGTAGATGCTATCGCTACCCTGTGCCAAGGCAAACACAATCTCTTCGTCTTGAACCTGCTGGTCAGCGGTTGTAGTGTCACCAATTAGAAGGCGAACTGCATTAAGTCTGCCAGCAGCGGTATCAGTTCCAAGGTCGGTATTATCGTATGACCAACTCATGCAGTTCTCCTAATAGGTTATTCTTCTGTGTCTTCTACAAAGTCTTCTACAGGCTCACCTTTAGGAGCACCGTTACTAAGCAGGTGATCTCGAATGGGGTAGAACTCTTCCAAAGCCCAAGCGTTCCTGTTTAGCCACGCTCTGATAATTCCACGCTGCTTCTCAGGGATTTTAGATTGCTTCAGGCGTTTGTCCTGAAATTCTTTCTCAGTGGTAGACCTACGTTTTACAATGGCATTTACTTGCCTTACAAGAGAGATAAGCTTCTCAGTGTTTAATTCACCAAGCCTGTCACCAATCTTGTTCTGAACTTCCCTAGCACTATCGTGGTGCAGCTTTCCTTGGTTATAAAGAGAAGCCACTGTGAGCCTCATCTTATCCCAATCCTCTGCCCTACATGGCTGGGTAATCCAGTTGAACTCTTCTCCAGCTTTCCAAGTCTTTCCGTAAGCAGTGATGGGAATCTTAACGAACACTGCCGACTTCTCTTGGAACCCTAGTAGATTATCACTCTTGTATTGTTTGTAAGCGTCTTGCATGTTTAACCTCTATGTGAGTTTTTATTATTGTTCTAAGAGGTGGCCCCTGATAATCACAACAGGGGCCACCAATAGTTATTACACTAACGGTAATTAAGGCGTGAGGATAGCTTCGATCCAACCACCCAAGTCAGCACCAACGATCTTCATGTCGTATGCCATCTTAACGTGGATTTCCTCAGCGATACCTTCTACACGAAGGAAGTCACCAGTGTAGCTCTCAACGGTCATGCCGAGGTTAGAGACACCGGGCAGCGAGTTCCAAGCGAAGGTCAGACCAGCCGCAGGGGTGCGCATACCAGCCGAGGAAGGCGTGTAACACAGCAGGACATCGTTTCCACCAATAAAGGCGTTGCTCTCCGTGGCACCTTCAGCAGCAGTGTTCTCAACTGCCTCAAGGACGAACAGACGCTCAACCTCAAACACTTCAGCCAACTTCGAGTCGGTGATGAGTGCCGTGTTCGAGATGGTAGCACCACCGTTCAGACGAGCCAGAATATCTGGGTGGTCCAGCAGGGTGTCACGAACGGCTTTCGAGATAACCATCGTGTTAGGCTTGTAGCCACCACTCTTAAGCTGCACATAGCGGGCCAGAGCACGAACGTCTTGAATAGGCGTCGAGTTGGTGTAGTCGTCCCAATAGGTGACTTGAGCAGCGGAGTAGTCCGTGCCAGTACCCGTTGCAACGCCATCCCAGTTGGTTCCCCAAACAGCGTCCGAGAAGAAGTTCGTAACGAAGTCTTTCTCACGGTCAACCATCAGGTTGGTGATGAGCATCTGAGCACCCATCAGGCGGGTCTCCAGAGCAGCATCCTCGTTAGCCAAGACCTGTTCGTCAAAGTCCGTAGCCAAACCAAACACGTCAGCAAAGTAGTTGCTGTTCGAGATGGTCATGCCGACGCGCTCAGGACGGGTCCGTGGGGCCAGTTGACGACGATTACCAGAGCGGTTAAAGTCACCACGGGTATATTCGTAGAACTTGTCCGACTGTTTCGATACGTCTACAATCGGGAATACCTTGTCAGCAATAAACTTGCTTTCGTCTTGCATCCAAGCCAAGGTCAGGTTAGTCAGTGGTGCGTCAAGATGCACCTGCGATGGGGTTAGCATAGCCATAGTTATTATCCTTTATTCAATTAGGCTGCGGCGTTGCCGCCACGGAAGAAGTCAATAGTTGCTTTACCAGCAGCGGCAGCAGCCGTAACCACGATACCAACTACGATGTCAGAAGTAGCTGCAACCACACCAGCACCGTTAGCGTCTACGCCAACCAATGCACCAGCGGTGAGACCACCCGTACCAGCGACGATCTCCGTGCGGCCATGCGTACACACGGTAGCAGCCTTACCCGACTCTGGGTCATTCTGGAGAACACCGAAAGCAGCTTCAGCATTGCCAGCGGCGACCACAGTGTTGTTGGTCGTGTTCATTTTAACGAAAGTGAATTGAGCAGCCGAGAGGTCTTCCCCTGCGATCATGGTCTCTTTGATTTGGTTTCCCGAAGTAGCCATTATGTATTTCCTTACTTAGAATAGGTTTCTTTGATGAGAGCCTTGCCTGCGTCCGTTTTGACAACAGCAGCATAACCCTTAGCAAAAGTGGTTGCGTTCTCTTCTGCATACTTCTTAGCAAGAGAGTTTAGTTTTTCAGTGGGGTTGGACATGTCGCCATCGACAGAGTTGGACTTGCCAATCTCTTCCATCTGTTCACCCATCATGCTGTCGAGAGCAGCCAGAGCGGACATCAGTTCTTCTGCGAAGTCGGCCTTAACAAGGGCAACTGCAAGATCGGTTTTCAGGTTGGGGAAAGTCTGTTCTGCCTTCTTGGCAACATCAGCTTCACGCTTCTCGACTTCCATAGCCTCAAGACGCTTAAGGATAACCTGTGGGATGTCAGACTTGTTGACTTTCTCACCTTCGTATTCAATAAACTCTGGGGCAGCTTTCTTCTCAATAGCATCAGCTTTGATGACGTAGCCCGCGTCCAGAAGACCTTTGCGGAGGCGTTCATTTTCGGCTTTGAGGGCTTCTACATCTGCTTGTGCTTTGGCAAGGGCTTCCACCTCAGCCTGCGTCTCTTTGGTTTCTTTGGTCATCTTCTCTCCAGTGTTGGTAACAGCCTTGAAAATAGGGGCCACTGCCAATGGGTTTGCAGGTACGTCAACAAGTGACAATTCAGTTAGGGTTAGGTTGATTAGTTCGTTAGGCAATGAACTCTTCCTTCTGTGCAGCACCACCAATGGAAAATGCGGGGTACTTACCAGCCTTGACAGATTTCCAGAGGTTATCGTCTTCTACGTAATAGCCAGTGATCCACCCCTCCCTGTCAGACTGGATTCCTAGGGCGTCACAAATAGCTTTTGTAACAGGGAAACTGTGCAGGATTTGACCAACAGGTTCTCCCTCGTGCATGAGTTTGCCTACTCGCACGCCTTTCATAAACTCGTTTACAGCTTTGTGCATGGTTTCAGTCCTAATGACATCTCCTTGCCTATCCACTACAAGCTGTCCTTTGTAGGTAGTGACACTAGCCCAGCCATATACAATACGCTGTTCAGTATCTACTTTAACAACCTTAAAGTCGCTCTCTTGTTTTGGTGCTTGGTTTTTGCTCATAATCTCTGCTACGACTGCTCTAATAGCTTCAACCATTCGGTCTTCGCTAACTTCGTCATAGTCTTCCTCCTCGTATTCACCACCCATATATTGCAGGTATTCTTTGTGGGTAGCACCGGGCATGTAGTAGGCTTGACCATTCACATCATAGACATGGATAGCACCGCCGAAGCCCATTGCATTTGATTTAGACTTAGCAGAGAGAGGATCACTATAAACGTCTTCCTCAAGCTGAAACTTTTTTAGGTCAATCATCTTTGCTCTTCCCACTGAAATGTAAAGGAGGCGGTTACTCCGTTTGTTGTTGCGTAAGCAGCTAAGGCTAAAGGAATAGGTGCATTAGCGTCGATACCAATACCGAAGGGTAGCCTAGATGTCACTGTTTTACCGAATACGGGGGATACGGCCTGTTTACTGCCAGAAGCAATAATACTACTGCCAACACTAACACCACCACTATAACTAGATACAGTTGCATTACCTTCTATTGCTGATGATGTGGCATCATATGGAGACCAAGTACCGCCGACTAGGGTAGGGTTATATAGCACTTGTGTTACCACAGTACCCCCCTCCACAATAACCTCATAACCAGCAGGCTCAAACTTACTTCTATTTTCAATGCTCTTAAAAGTAAGGGATGGCCTAGCAGCAAAGATCACTTTTGCATTAGCTTCACCATTTGGTATGGATACATCCATAAGTTCTAGTGAGAAGGGGTAGGCAACAGTGTCTTCTACGCCACCCTCAGAGACAACAGTAGAACAAATCTGTTTCATAGATTGTGGTGCAGCTACAGCAGCCGTGTTCTCTATCTCATACCTAATTGGTAGGTTAGCGGTGGTCATGTAGACAGTATCTAAAGTGTTAGCATTAAGAAACTCATGGATATAAGTTGTAACACCATTAATGTTTAACCCAACCCTAACTCTACCAACACCTAACCACTCAAGGTCAACAACAAAGATTTGGGTCTTAGTGAAGTCAGTTGATAACTCGTCTGGAATAAGGTTCCACTCAGACTCATAGACCTTCCTAGCATCACTAGGAGTGCCTAGAACATTATTCCTTAGCAATACATAGTTACCACCACCGTCTTGACCTAAGAAAATACCATTCTTGCCATCACCATAGCCCACTAACTTATTAGTGCCTGCCTGTGGAGAGCCAAGCAACAATGTACATAGGATAAACTGAGATTTTCCCGGTTGGTATCTATGGTATGCCTTAGTCTGACGAATTACCCTATCACCAGAAGCTGTGGTGACAGCTAAACTAACTGATGATTCATTGGGGAGGTGTGTAGAGGTAGCAGAGCCTACTATTTTCTCATCCCATAGCAGGGGTTGCTTGTCGTATTGTAGTTGACTGTCAAAAATGGTTGTTGGGCTAGATACCCTAAGCCTGCCAAAAGAATCTCCAGCGGCATTATTCGTGCTTAAGGCTACAGTTGGGACTGTGCTACCACCACCTGTGAAGTCTTCCCATAGACGTTTCTCCCAAGAGCCTTGTCTACTCATCAATCTTCCCCAGCATTGTCACCAACCTCTTTATCGTCCTGAGAAGAGGTCTTGTCCTTGTTGCCCACTACATTATCATCAGGACCATCGTAGTAGTCTGTGCGGGCTACCTCAGCCTGTTGTGCTCTCTCTCGTGCAGCCCTGTAGACTTCCTCATCTACTAGAGGTAGGTCAGCGTTGCGAAGGAGGGAGTTGACGATGTTAATGTCGTCTGCATAGGAGATACCTGCACCATTAAGGTTACGCAGATAGCTTCCAAGTTCTTTAAGGTCATGCGGTGCTACATCACCAGCCATGATGGTTGGCATATACTTAAAGTCTAGACCGTTAATGCGCCACAGGCTTTCAACAACCTGCTTATTAAGAACATCTACGATTGCTTGGATGTAACTCTCAAGGGCGCGAAGGAAGATGTCGCTCTTACTCTTAGAGAGTGCGTAAGAGCCATTAGAGCCGCCCCCAAGCATGATAAACTCAGCAAGAACAGATCGTGCAATGTCATGTTGATACCTCTTAACTACAGGGTCAATGTCAATGTTTCTAGAACCGTCCGAAGACATAAGCCTGATAGTCACCAACTTAGTG